CACGGATGCGCGCACACTCCCGCGTCACCGCGTCCAACTCGTCCATGTCGGCATAGGTCTTGATGGCGATGTGATCGTCGTCAAGGCAGTCGATCGACTGTTTCATGCGCGCTCCAAAAGAAAGATTTTAGTCGCCACATGCTCGTGGTTCATAATCGTTTTCAATCTGTGGCAATTTGCACAAAGAGTCTGCAAATTAGACTCTCTGTTGTTTTTATGATTTCCGTCTACGTGATCAACATCGAGCTGGCCGGGATGGATCGGCACGAACCCACAGAGTCCGCATACGCTACGTTTGTGCGCTCTATATGCGCCTCGCCTCATCCCGTATTTGAGCTCGTGGCAAGTCACGCAGCGCCTTTTCCACACACGCTTGCCTGACTTGCTTGTACCATTTGATGTAGCTGGCCTGCCGCAATCCACACAAACTGGCCGCATAGCTGTCCTTATAAAAAGGGGCGGCCCGATTAAAGGCCGCCCCAAGGTTCACTTGTCGTCAGGTGGATTAGCCGCCGCTGGCGGTGATGTCGCTGTACAAGCCCAACGGCTTCTCGTCGCGGACGATCAGGGTCACTTCCGTACGCATCTGGAAGTTCTTCGCATCGCCCGTGGTCGCCATCTGCTCGGTTTCCAGCGAGCGCAACTGGCCGAGAGCCAGCTTGTCCGTGTCGTAGATGTAGATGGAGTTCACGATGCCCGCATCGCTGCCCGTCGCCATCACGCGGTTCGGGACGATCTTGGTCACACCGAAGTCGTGCTGGTAGAAGTCGATGTTGCCGATCAGGGTCGGCGACTTGCCGTCCAGCACCTGCTCCTTGGTCACGATGCCGGTGAACGTGGACGAGATTTTCTGCTTGTGCTTCGGCGAAACCATGCAGATCGAACCGTTGCCGCCGTTCTCGTACACGCCCAGCAGGGTCGATTTGAACGTCGCTTCCGCCAGCGCGGCAGCAGTGCCGGCAGTCGGTGCGGTGTTGGTGGTGGGGTCACCCGCCGTGCCGCCCGTGCCGAACGCGGCGTTGGTGTGAATGAAGCCGTACAGGCCGCGCAGCTTGCCGGCCACGGAACTAGTGCCGGTCACGGCAGCGCCGGAACCGATGCACGCATATTCCATGTCGCGGCGGATTTCCACCATCCGCAATGCCTTGGTACGTGCCAGTTCGGAGTTGCCCTTGCGGCCGTACTTCTTGACCGCCTCGGTCGTGTTCGAGATCGAGTACGCCTTGGTGAAAATCTGCGTGCGGTTGTTGAGCGGGCCGGGCTGGGTGATCGCCGCATAGCTCGCATCCGCGCCTTCAATGGCCGCATTCGTGCCGGGCGTGGCGTAGCTGTCGCGGTTCCACTCGTGGAACGTGTTGTAAACCGGCGTGCGGGTCAGGCTGGAAACCAGCGGCGACTCGGACGGGTTGAAGTTGTAAAGCACGTTTTCCACGTCTTCAGCGACGCGGACCACGCTGCCGGAAAGCAGGGTATTGGTAGCCATGTTTCAGTTCCTCACAAGAGGCCGCCGATTGACTCAAGCGACGGCGCCTTGCGGGCGCGCTCCATCTTCGCTTGCATCGACTTGGCGGCTTGATTGACGGGGTTGGCCGAGCCAGGTGTCGTCACCTTGGCCGGCGTCTTGGCCGGTTTCTCGGCCTTCTTCTGCGCAAGTTGGTCGAAGGCTTGCGCCTTCGTCGCCAGAATCCAGAAACTCGGTTCCAGTGCCGCGCTCCCGATGTTCTTGCCGTTCAGGCCAAGGCTTTCGAGATAGCCGGCGGTTTCCTTGAATTTCTGTTCGGGGTTGTCTTTCCAACCGGGCAGGGTGTCAATCAAGTACTTTTCCGTACTGGCCTGCTTCGTAGCTTGCTGGCGTTGCCTTTCGGCGTCCGCTTGCTGCGCAGCGAGGGTCAGTGCGTGGCGTGCTTGGGTTAACTTGTCCCGCAACTGGTCGTGCTGTTGCCGCTTCACCAGATACAAGCTCGCGTCTTGCTGGGCGAGCGAGATATCCGGCGGATCACCGAGGATGCCCTCGATGAATTGGTTGATGGCGCGCAGGTCGTTGACGGCTTCCTCGCGGGTCTTGCCGAGTTCCGTGGCTTGCTGCGTGACCTTCTCGCGCTCGGCATCGAATGCCTTGCGTTCGTCGGCCAGCGCCATCGTTTTCTTGGTGTAGTCGAATCCCTTTTGTGCGAGTTCCAGGACTTCGGACTTCTTGAGCGTGACCTCTTTGCCATCATGCTTGATGGTTTCGGTCGGCTCGTCTTTGTCGTCTTCCTTTTCCTTGCCGTCGTCGGATTCTTCCTCTTCCTCGGATTCCTCGCCGCCTTCCGGCGTTTCAGCTTCCTCGGTTTCCTCCTGCTCACCTTCCGGTTGTTCCTGTTCCTCTTCGGTCGGTTCGTTGAGCAATGCGCCGATACTCTCGGCGGTCATCTCTTCCGGCTGCGTTTCCGCTTGGCCTGCCATCGTGGGTTACTCCCATCTTGTTGTTGTGTGCGTCCCTGCCGGTTAGTGCCGCGCGAGTCCCATCCGCTCGGCGAAGTTGCGTTTGCGCAACAGTTCCTTTTCGGTGATCTGGCCGTTGCGCATCACCGACTCCATCGCGCCCTGAATTCGCGCCAGCAAGCCCAGCATCTTGTGTAGGTCTTCGCGGTCTTTCGGGTCGCGGGAATCGCGCCATGCGCTCACCAGCGCCGTGTCAATCGTGGCGTAGGCGTCCTGATAGGCCGGGTTCTCAAGCACCTGCTGCGCATCCCTCGCGCGCCGGATTTCCTCGTCTGCGCTCATGGCTGCGCTCCCGTACTAGGCGCAATCTGCTGCGCCGCTGACTGCAGCAACTGCCAGTCGTGCTCGGCATCGGCCAGCCCCATGTTGATCCCGAGACTGTGCGCGGCCGTGGCGTTGTCGATGTTGGCTTTGGCCTGCGCGTGTTGCGACTCGGCATCGTCCAACTGGGCCTTGTGAATCTTCTGAACCGCGCTCACGCCCACCTCTTGCGCCTTGATGTCCAGTTCGCGGGCTTTCAGCGCCAAGTCGCCCTGCTTGTTGGCGTTCTGGAGCTTCAGCATCTGGTTTTCTTGCGACGCCTGCTGCAACTGTTGCTGCAACTGCTGCAACTGCTGCTGCATCGCCTGCATCGGCGGCACGGGCTGGCCCGGCTGGGCCTGTTCCGGCATCACGAATTCGTCGGGGTTCTTGAACTCGTTCAGCGTCGCGAACAGTCGAATGGTGTTCGCAATCTGCTGCGGACCAACAATGCCAAGCTGCAAGCCCTGCATCTGCAGCGGCAACATCGCCATCACGCGCTGCGCCTGCTGCTCCTTGGTGCCGTGGCCCAAGCCCACGTTGATCGTCAGGTCGAATTGATCGGTCCACTCCGAAGGATCGATGGCAACGAACTCGCCATTGATCCGCATCCACTCCTTCGGCAACTGGTACTGCGTCGCCAGCTTCAGGAGCTTGCGGAACATCTTGCGAATGCCCGACGCAGCAAACCGGCTCATCAGCCGCAGCCGCATGTCGGCCTTCTGCGTGATGATGTTGATGCCGGTCGCGGTCTTGTTCAGGCTTTCCGCGTCCATGCCCTGCGAGTAGCGCGTGAAGCCGGTGCGGTTCTCAAGCTGCGTCTGCAGCCATTCGCCAAGCTCGAATGCGGGACTGCCGAGGTTGGGCGTCGCCAGCGTCTGCAATGCCTGCTGGGGCGCACCACGGCCACGCACGACACCACCCGGCCGATTGTCCAGAAGGTCATCGATGTTGACCTGCGCATCGGTGTTGACGTAGGTGCGTCCATTCACCGACAGATACGTGTTGTCAAGCAACGCGCGGGCAAGGTTCGTATGCTCGCGCTGCACGTCATAGCTGCGATCAGCCGGGCAATCGCCGAAGTAGGCGTGCGGGCGCGGCATCAGGCAGATTTCGGCGAACGGGTGGTCGTCGGTCTCTTCCGAATGCACCAGTATGCCGTTGATCAAGCAGCACTGCGTCCACTCGGCCACGCCATCGCCGTCCACGTCGAGCTTGATGTAAAGCTCGGCGTAGCTGTACAGCGTGTAGGACTCGTGCACTTCCTGGGCGTCGCCATCACCCTGCACTTCGCCCAGCATGTCCGTGGCTTCGACGTTGTATTGCTCGTCCGAAACCTGCGCGCCGATACCGGCAAGCCCCACCACGTCATAGCCCATTTCTTCGAGCTTGAAGCGTGGCAGCGTGGTCACGCTACCAATGGCGTTTGGCTCGGCGCCCCAGCGTGCGTTGGCGTCAATCCGCATCTCATGCGGCGGCACCACGGCGGTTTTCAGCACGCGGCGCGTGTCGTGCTTGCCGGCAACAACGTTGAACGTTCCGTCCGGCTGCTGTTGCGGCTCGCCATCGAACTCGTAGCCGTCGCCCTGCAGCGCCTGCACCTGCTCTGGCAACAGGCCGGTGAACTCCTGCCGCGTGTCTTGCGGTTCCTCGTCCACCCAAATCTTCACGAACCCGACCTTCTGCAGCAGCGCGTCGTGTATCCAGTCGTACAGGACGTTCAGGCCGTCATTCTTGACGTAGAAAATGTGGTTGAGGTAGGCCGTGGCGGACTTGGCCTGCGCCTTGTAGCTGACCCCTTGCGGATTCTGCGGCGTCGGCGGCACGTCCGGCTTGGTCGGCGCGCAGGTCAGCGCCGTGTCGTCGGACACGAACACATCCAGCAACTGCGGCAGCATGCCGTCCACGACTTCCGCCACGTCCTGGCTGACGTACTGCGAGCGGTCCTCGATTTCAGGCGGCGCGAACTCCATCACCGGCTGCGCGTTGTAGGCGCGGATGTTGCGGTCGCGCACTACGCCCACTTCGGACGATGGCGCGCCCATGGACGTATGCAGGAACGTGTTGCAAAT